AAACTCTCACTAAATTCTTTCAACAACAAAGCACAGAAAAATAAGAAGGCTAAAAGAACGTATGGCTAAACTATGTGCAAAGGGTAAGTCTGCCGCTAAAAGAAAATTTAAAGTATACCCAAGTGCTTATGCTAATATGTATGCTTCTGGTGTTTGCTCTGGTAGGATCAAGCCAAAGTCTGCCAAGAAAAAAACATCTAAGAAAAGGAAACGTGCATGACCATAACTCCTGAACTAATAGAAACAATACACAACATATCTTGGTTTGATGGTATCTGTTATATTTTTTTAGGTCTAGGGGTATATGCTTTATATAGATGGATACGTAGGATATGAGTTTACGTAAATGGGTTGGTGAGAAGTGGGTTGATATTGGAGCACCAAAGAAGAATGGTAAGTATCAACCATGTGGTAGAAGCAAGGGATCTAAACGTAAGTATCCTAAATGTGTACCACTAGCTAAAGCAAAGCGAATGACATCAGCACAGAAGACTTCAGCAGTAAAAAGAAAACGTAGTGTCAAACAAGGAGTGGGTGGTAAGCCTACTAATGTAGCAACCTTTAAAAGAAAGAAAAAGAAGTAATGGCTAAATCACCAGCATGGACAAGAAAAGAAGGCAAGAATCCTAAAGGAGGATTAAATGCTAAAGGTCGTGCCAGTTATAATAAAGGTCGTACTAAGACTGGTAAGAAAAGAAATCTAAAAGCACCTAGCAAAGTAGTAGGCAATAAAAGACGTGCTTCGTTTTGTGCTAGGATGAAAGGTATGAAAAAGAAGTTAACGAGTAAGAAGACAGCTCGTGATCCTAATTCAAGAATAAATAAATCTTTACGTGCTTGGAACTGTTAGTGTATACCATTAATTATAAGATGGAGTTTAATCGCAAACCAACTAAGTATGAAGTGCAATGTAGATTATGGGATCTATTAGCTAAAGGTTTTACTCTACGCACACCAGAAGAAGATGCAGAGTATAAAAAATTTATAAAGGAAAAAAATGTTTATACGTGAACTATCTTTAAAAGATTTAAATAGACTACGTTCTATTGTACGTAATACCCATTTAAAATTTTACCCTAATGAGTTTATGACAAACGTAGAAGTCGATAAGTTTATAAATGCAGTCGGTCCAGAACTAGCTGGTAAGATGATCCGATACGCAGTAGACAACAAACAAGTCGAATGAAATTAAATTACAAACCTGATGGTGCAGTAGTAAAAAGTTTTATGAAAGACAATAGTTTCTTTCGTGGACTACGTGGACCAGTAGGCTCTGGTAAATCTGTTGCTTGTTGTATAGAAGTATTCCGTAGAGCCTTAGCACAGAAACCATCACCAGATGGCATACGAAAATCTCGTGTAGCTATTATAAGAAATACAAACCCACAGTTAAAGACTACGACTATGAAGACATGGTTAGATTGGTTTCCTGAAAAAGAGTTTGGTAAAATGAATTGGTCACCACCCTATACACATAGAATACAAGTAGGTGATGTAGACTTAGAAGTAATTTTTCTGGCTTTGGATAGACCAGAAGATGTTAAGAAGTTATTATCTTTAGAATTAACATTCCTTTTCTTTAATGAAAGTAGAGAAATAGCCAAGCCAATTATAGATGCTGGCACTATGCGTGTAGGAAGATACCCTTCTATGAAAGATGGTGGACCAACTTGGTATGGTGTGATAGCAGATACCAACGCACCAGACGAAGATCATTGGTGGAGTGTGATGAGTGGAGATGCACCACCACCAGAACATCTATCACGAGAAGAAGTTATGATGTTAGTCAAACCTGACAACTGGAAATTTTTTACACAACCACCAGGTATGTTAGAAAAAAGAAACTCAGATCAAGAAGTAGAAAACTATATAAATAATCCAGATGCAGAGAATAGAAACAATCTAATGCGAGATTACTATTCTTCTATTATTAGAGGAAAGACAAAGTCATGGATTGATGTGTATGTAATGAATAGATTAGGTTCAATCGAAGATGGTAAACCTGTATACAAACAATTTGCTTCAGACTTACACGTTGCCAAGCAACCAATAATACCAGCTGAAGTTCCATACTATATAGGTATCGACTTTGGTTTAACTCCAGCTTGTGTATTTGCACAACAAGTCCGAGGGAGATGGTTAATACTACACGAGATCGTAGCACAAGATATGGGTATGGTGCGATTTGGGGAACTACTTAGACAAGAAATGGTAAGTAAATTTCCCAACATACCAGTAGCACGAATATTTGGAGATCCAGCTGGAGATTATCGAGCACAGACTGATGAGTCTACTCCATTCCAAATACTACGTGGTGCTGGTATTCGTGCCATTCCAGCACCATCCAATGATGTATCATTAAGAATAGAATCTGTAACTGCACCATTGATGCGATTGTTAGAAGGTAAGTCAGGGTTGTTAATTGATAAAAGCTGTAAACATTTAATTAAAGGATTTGAAGGTGGGTATCAGTACAAACGTATGCAAGTATCTGGTGAACGATACACAGAAAAACCAGACAAGAATCACTACTCACACGTACATGATGCACTACAATATTTATTATTAGGTGCTGGAGAAGGTAGGCAAATTACTAAGAGTTCTATTACTAGCAAAGTAGTACAAGCAAAAACTAATTTTGATGTCTTTACAAAAGCACCAAAAAAGAGTATACGAAAGAAGTGGAACGTATTCGATATTAGATCAAGATTATAGAAAGGAATTATTATGTGTTCAGGATTATTTAAATCACCTCCAAGAGTAGTATTACCACCTCCATCTAAACCTGATCCATCTATAGCTATTAGAGAAGGTGAAATAAGAGATCAAAATTTAAGCGATCAATCAGAAGCAAGTAAAGCTAGAAAGAAACAAATACAAGCTGGCTTCGGTAGAAGAAGTTTACTAACATCAAGTGGTGGTGGATATCTTTCTAATACTACTAATAATACAACTTTAAGTTAATATGAAACCAGATGCACAAAAGATACAAGCACATTTAGATACACATGAAGCTGTATGTACAGAAAGATGGCTAGAGATTATAAGTAGAGTAAAAAGATTAGAAACAATCTTTATTGCTTTTAGTGGTGTTATTATGGTAATGTTAGCAACAATAATAATTAAACAGATATAATGGTAGCATTAATTCCTCAACCAATACTGAAAGAAATGTCTAGCTTAGAAAATATGTTAGCTAGATATAAAAGAGCAGAAAGTATAAAAGAGTTGTGGAGACCTACCTTCGAAGAATGTTTTGAATACAGTATGCCAGCAAGAGAAAGTTTTTATCCTACATCTGCTGGGCAAACTAAAACTGATAAGATATTTGATGAAACTGCTGTGGTTGGTGTACAAGAATTTGCATCACGATTACAAGCTGGTATTGTTCCTAACTATGCAAGATGGGCAGAACTTATAGCTGGTAGTGAAATACCATCAGAAGATCGTAATGAAGTAAATGAATCATTAGATGGTGTAACAAATTATGTATTTGAAATATTACAGAACTCAAACTTTGCACAAGAAATACATGAATCATTCTTAGATTTAGCTGTAGGAACAGGAGCAATGTTAATAGAAGAAGGAGATGCAATAAAGCCTATAAAATTTACTGCTGTCCCTTTATCAAGACTTACATTAGATACAGGACCGAATGATATTATAGACACAGTTTATAGAACAAGAAAAATAAAAGCATCTAATATTCAATTAATTTATCCACAAGCAAATGTACCAGCAGAAATAACTAGACAGTTACAAAATGGTAACGATATGTTTGTACAATTAATAGAATGTGTATCAAGAAACTATAGTAAACCAAATGTAGAAATGAATGACTTTACAGTATTTGGTACAAACCCTCAACATATATATGTTCAAGAACAATTTACAGGTGAAGGATCAAACCCATATGTAGTCTTTCGTTGGAGTAAAGCCGCTGGTGAAGTGTATGGTCGTGGACCACTTTTAAATTCTATGCCAGCAATAAAGACCTGTAACCTTGTAATAGAAATGATATTAGAAAATGCACAGATGGCAATATCTGGTATGTATCAAATGGAAGATGATGGAATAATAAATGTAGATACAATTCAACTATTACCAGGAACTATCATTCCACGTTCTCCATCTTCTCGAGGATTAGAGCCAATTAAAAATGCTGGTAACTTTAATGTAGCTGATCTTGTATTAAAAGATATGCGACAGAATATTAAACGAGCATTGTATAATGAAATGTTAGGTGACCCTAATCGTACACCAATGTCAGCTACAGAAGTAGCAGAACGTATGGCTGATCTATCAAGACAAATAGGTTCATCATTTGGTAGACTGCAAGCAGAGATGGTAACTCCAGTGTTACAAAGAGTGATACATATTTTAAAGAAACAAGGCAGAATAAATATACCAACAGTAAATGGTAGAGAAATAAAAATACAGTCTACTTCTCCACTAGCACAAGCACAAGCTAACCAAGATATTAATGGATTTAATAGATTTTTAGAATTAATTGGTGCTAGATTTGGACCACAACTAATAAATTTATTGGTAGATAGTAATGAAGCTACTAAATATTTAGCAGAAAAATTTGGAATACCAGCAAAACTTACAAGATCAAAAGAGGAAATGAACCAAATAATGCAACAAATGCAACAAGCACAGCAAATGATGCAACAACAACAAGGACAAATGGCACAAGATGATGGACAAGAAACTCCCCCAAGTTAGTATAGATGGAATACGTAGAAGTACTGAACAAGAAAAAAGATTAAATGAAACTTTATTATCTTGTTTTGTAACTGATGCTGGAATGTTAACACTTAAATATTTAAGATCTATTACTATAGAAAGTGTAGCTGGATTTAATATATCTGATCAAGAGTTAAGAGCAAGAGAAGGTATGAGATTTCTAGTTGGTATTATTGAACAACGAATAAAGGAAGGTAAAAATGAGCGATCAAGAAAGCCTAATAAATAGCGAACAAGAAGCAAAAGATGAAGTAGGAGAAGTAGCAGAAAGACCAGAATGGTTACCAGAGAAGTTTTTTAAAGATGGTAACCCTGATTATGAAGGACTAGCAAAGTCTTATACTGAAGCTGAAACTTATATTGGTAAGAAAAAAGAAGACTTAACTACAGAAATAAAGACACAATTAGAAGAAGAAACTCTTAAAGCTGTGCCTGAAGCTTATGTATTACCAGAAATACCAGACACATATGAAACAGAAACACCTCTTATGGATGGATGGAAAACTTATTGTAAAGATAATAAGCTAAGTCAAGAAGCATTTGATAAAGGAATAGACTTATTTATACAAAGCCAACCACAAGTAGATATAGAAGGCGAAAAGAAAAAGCTAGGTGAAAATGCAAATCAACGTATTGAAGCTGTAAGTTTGTGGGTAAATAAAAATTTT